TATTATTAATGCTTGTATTTTTTAATGTTATTAAAGCTCCACTAGGAATACCCGGTTGATCTGGTAAAGATTTAGAAGATTCTCCTGGTACAAATTCAGCCTGTGTTCTATTTAAGTTTGGGGCGTATCTTGCAAAATAAGCAAGGTATACACCAGCACAGTCTGAAACACTAACATCTCCACCATTTTGTAATGCGCCTAAAACACTATTAGGATCTGGGCCAATTGGAGGGGGTGGTAAAATCTCACCTGGAACATAATCTACAATCATATTTTGTCCAACTGCAACCTTTCCAGCTTTAAGTGGAGCAACGTATGCATTACAAAAATCAATTACAGCTTGCCCAGTGACAGCACCTATTTTTAAACAAAATTCATTAAAGTCTCTAAGGTCTTCTAAATATGTACATGACTCAGGGCCTACTTCAAATGTTGCATTAATACCAGCTTTAATTGTGTTAGTATCATTTCTGCTTATTGTATTTGTAACTTCCAATAAACCGAAGTAATCTGCTTCTGCCGTAATTCCTTGGATTCTTGCATTAAGTGGAAGATATTCATTTTCTAATTTTCTTTTTAAACCAAATAATTTAATTAGAATTTCTTCAATAGTAAAATCTTGTAATTCTTCAGTCTTAGGTAAATCATCTTCAACAAAAGTATTAGGTACAATTCTATTAATTCTATAAATAAGTTCGAATAAACTAGTCTTTCTAAAATTTTTATTAGGTAAAGTTATTTTCCTATCATCAAATTGAACAGTAGGAGAAAATAAATCAATAGTATTACTTTGAATATATTTACCAAACTGTGCAGAGTTGGCATTTACATTTCTCCAGAATTCTTTAAGCTTTAAATTATTATATCCAAAAAACTTAATAGCATTTATTAAACCTTTATAAGAACCTATGAATGGGTAAATACTACTACCCTCCATCATTATTTCTTTACGCTTTGTATTAATTTCTATGTAATTAGGTAAAGCTTCTTTTATATTTGTATCTCTAAATACAGTACTATCTGATGCAATAACATTATAGCCCATGTTTTGAGTCATGACTCTTAATCGTTCATCTTCTTCAATACTTTCTGCATAAACTGTAAATTTTGCAATTAAACTGTTTGTGCAAGTATCTGTAATTTGCAATGTTCTTTTATAAGTATTTTCATCAGCAGAACTAAATGTAATATTTACCTGTAAAGCAGATGATATTATCTTATCTGTAATAATATACCCTTCTCCATCTACTGTTTGATTATCATCAAAATCTAAAGGTATCTTTAATTTTTCTACTTTAACTAAAGATGGGCCATCAGGTTCTTGTACTAATGCAGACTGAGTTCCAGTATTAAAATCTTTATCAAATTGGAAAAGAAATATTTCATTAGGAGTATTGGTCTCCCAATCAACTACCCAACCACAACCACCTTTCCCTGTGGGATCACCCGAGCTTGGATCCACATAATCATGAGGTGATCCAAATTCAAAAGCCTTTGTAGTTGCATTTATCATTTTTTGCAAAATAAATATTTGCCCTACTTCAAATAAATCAATAGAAACTTGAGGAAGAAATATATCACCAGTCCACATGTCAGTAGTACTGTCATATTTCATGTTATAATTTTTTCCTTCCTTATCGAAGAAATATAAATGTTTCCAATTATTGGCCACTGTCTCTTAATTTATTTTTTGATACCACTTAGGAACTGCAAAGTTAAAATAAATTCTTAAGTACTTAACTTTATTAATATAAAAAACCATTATAGGATTTAAATACTCAGTTAAGAATTTTGATAAGTGCCTATTTCTAAACATATAATTTGACATAGTATTCCTTAATAATCCTGGGGCATAATCATATCCCGTATTTTTTAAAACCCAGCCTTCTTCATAAGTAGCCCTATATAGGCTAGGAAAACCTGTTCTATTATCTTTAACTGTTGCCATCTTATTAATTATTTAGATTTTTAAGTGTTGGTGAATTTTCTAATCTACCAGTATTCAGTCCTCTAGCATTTGTACTTGTTGCAATTGTAGTTCCTCTATTTCTTTGAACGCTATTATATTTTTCTTGTTGAATTTTATTGTAAAGATTATCAGCAATAGCTTCTTTATAAAATACATTAAGTGAACTAATTTTATTAGCCTCTGGGATTGGTTCATAGTACGTACCATTTCTATCTTTCCATCCACCTCTAATAATTGCTAAATCATTATTATCAATAACAATATCACCAAAGCTGTCTAAACCTATATTAGGATCTTCTCCTTCTTTTAATACTATCTTTTTATTTTCAATTAATACCTTTTGGTCAGTGACAGGGTCTGTACCATATACAGGAACAAAATAAAAACCATCTCTTATTGCTTGTTCATTTGCTTCTGATATAAAGAATACATTTACAGAGTCAATCCCTTCTACATTTTCAATAATTGAAATAATGTCAGATCTTGGTATTCTATCTCTTCTATTAACATTTAAAAAATAATCGTCTAAATTGTTTCTTATTGCTATTCTTATTTCATCTTTATCATAATTATCAAACCATCTTATAACTATATTAAGAGCATATCTTTTAATAATAGGATCTATTATTCTAGTTTCAGCAGTAACTACTTGCCTTCCACTAGAATTTAATATTTCGTAAGTCATTTCCTTTTCATCAGCAGTCATAACAAATTCTATCTCAGGTATACTGAAATAATCAAAATCACTAGTTATTTTCTTTTTTATATCTGGAATTAAGAAAAGGTAAATAATATTATCATCATTTAAATATTCATCATTTTTAGTATTATAAGCATCTATGAAAGACCAAAAGTCATACTTACTTAGATAGTAAATATAATTATTAGGATTCGCTAATACAAATGAATTACTTTGATACGGTGCAATTAATCTAGTAAATTTCGGATCTTCACTATTAGATCCAAACATTGGATTTCTTGTAATGTTAATAGAAAGAATTTGGTTTAAATCTACTTGCTCACCAGACTGGTCTGTTGCTGGTGTTGAAAATTTTAAATCTAATTGCTTACCTCCAATATTTCCTGAAGTTCCTCTAGTGGTTACATAAGTACATTTAATACGAGAGCCTACTGCAGGTGGTCTACCAAATTGATTATTTCCAAAAAATATACTTAATCCACCGTTAACACTAGTTTTTACCATTACTGTCTTTTCACCAGGACCCATATCATATAAAGAATCGACATTTTTCCAAAGTTCACCGTCAACCTCAACACTTACTAAAAATTGATCGGTAGGACTTTTTGTAGTTAAGTTATAACTTTGTAATGTTAACCCATTACCAGTAAATGATTGGTCTTCTTTTTCACCTTCTATTAATTCAACATTAACAAATGCTGTATTACTTTTAGTTAATCTTATAAAGTCACTATTGAAATTTAAAAAATAAGTTAATCCGTTTTGAGCTAGCTCACAAGATGACCCATTCATAATTTGTACATAATCACCAGTAACAAGAGTAGATGCACTGGTATTTAATCTTAATCCAATTATACCTCTTGCCGAGATACCTCGAGTAGGATCATGGCCTGTTAATCTAGATAATCCATATATAGATTCAATATTTCTTGCTCGTGAAATATTTAGTTCTGTGGCAACTGCTTCTATGTAGAAAAATATTAATTCTCCTAAATTAGAAACTACAGTTAATATTTGACCATAAGGTGAAGCAGGAGTAAATGTTTCAACTGCTTGTCCATAGGTACGCTGCAAGTATTCAAATGAATCTTCAAATAACTGAGTGGCCTTTATTCTTGTTTTACTAAAAAATGACATTTACTTTATTATTTTAAAAAAGAGCTCCTATAACTCTTTGTTCATTTACAAAGATATCAACAAAAGCCCCGTTCCTTCCTTCACTAGTAAAAAACTTTACTTCAGATTGAACATTATAATTACCGGTTCCTGGCAAACAATATGCAGAAATTTGACCATTAATTCTTTGTTGTATAGTGTTAGCATTTAATGTTAATGAAAAAATTAATTCATCTAAATTACATCCCATTTGTGGGCTTCCTAAAACTTCACCTTTCCTAGTAAATAAAACATTATCTATTTTAATGATTAATTGAGATAACCCATCGGTAACTTCTAATATATCATCATTAAACTTAGGAGCATCAGCGCTTCTACTATAAATATCTCTTATTCCTCTGCTCATCTGAAAGCACTAATTTTTTATTATATATTCTCTTTTTATTATATAGCTTTCAGATTATAATTATCCTGTGAAAAAGTAATCAACGCCTTCGTCTCCTTTAATTTCTTCAACTATTCTATCAACTTCTTCCCTTCCTTCAGATTGTACTAAATCATAATTAATTGTAATGTTACCAGGAAGGTTAAATGAAAAGGTTCCTAATATTCTAGATAATTGAATTTTAGCTTGTCCTATAACATATCTTTGAAATGCCTCATCCTCAAATAGTGCACAATCAGGAATGGTAGAAAATATTTCAAATATAACTGCATTTTTAGGAAGCTCTCCTTGAAATCTAAACTTCTTAGTTAATCTATTAAACGTATATGATATTTGTGGTAAAAGAACTTGTCTTGCATTATCCATAAATAATGAATTAACAACATAGTACATTAAATTTTCACTACCTATACCTGCCCCATAAACATCATCATATATAAATTTATCAATTGAAAAATCTACATCATCTGCATTAAAGCTCATTTGACCGAATCCACCATCCTCTCCACTAAATCCACCAATCTCAAATACATCGTTAACTGAATAAACCCTAGAAGGCATTTTAACTATACCTCTAGGATTATCAATATTACCTTTATTAGTTATAACTTCTTTGTCTTGTCCTGTTCCATAAGGTACTCCTTGTTTAAAGGATGACTTATGTAAAGCACCTGCAGGTAATGCGATATACATTTGCTCTACACTATCTTCATATATTTTATAAAAATATTTTTTTGCTCTTTGTATAATATTGTTTATTTCCTTTTTAGGAACTGTGAATGGAATTTGGCAAGCAATAGTTAGTTCATCATTAACTAATTTAATTAATTCATCTAAACATGCAGCTTCATTTGGATCATTACAATAAGTATTCTTGTTAGCCATACTATTTTATATTTTTTCTATTTCAATTATTTCTGTATTTTCAAACCTTGCCATTTTAGTAGCTCTACCTTTTCTAAAAATACCACCTTCCATTTCTCCACTAAATACTCCTCTAGGCCCAAAGATATAAGAATCTTTACACATTACATTTTTACTAACATAAGAATCTTCTATCTTGCAATCAGCAGCATCGGTTACACCAAATAAGTTACTTTCAAATAAAGATGAATTTATTAATTCCGAACTAAAGATATCACAATTTAAAATATTACCTTGTACTTTACAGTCTACAATATCAACTCCTTTTATTTCAAAACATCTCATTAGTTCCGCATTTTTTAATTGCATTCTTCCAGTATCAGCATCATAGTTAATTAAACCTTCTTTTAAACCAGCTAAAGTTAAAAGATTAAAAACCTCTTCTCTCATTTTAGGATAAAATGTTTCAACTATCTGATCATACGTTTGAAGATCAACCATTAATTTTATCTTTGGAAATTTTTTCTTAAATGTTTGATAGTCTTTATAAGATTCAACTATACCACTATGCTTTTCTAAAACGGCATCTAATTGTTTAATATCTTTATCAGTATATTGAGGATACATTAAAGTTTCATATAATGATATAACAAAATGTTCAGTTAAATCCATTATAGTGTTATACTTCTTTTCGTAATCTTTTCCACCAAGATATCTAAATTCAATATAATTCTTAGGTAACTTAGAAAAATTTACACCATAATACTTTTCAGAAACAAACATATAGTTCTTCCATGAAATCTTTTCGGGGGACGGTTGAGTCATTCCACTTAGTGGAACAATAAATTTTATTGACTTAGCATAAACAGAATCTTTTCTGTTAGGAAACGCTTCATAAATTTTGTCTTCATTAAAATTTAATACAAATTTTCCGATATCTAAACTTGATACATTTGTAGGAGTTCCTAATTTCTTTCCATCAAATGCTACATTAACGTGAATACTACATCTCTCATTAGTGGATCCATTTTCACGAATCCACTTTAAAGTTTTTGCAATAATAAGTTTTGATTCAACAAACGGCATTGGCCCAGTAACCAATTCAATCATTCCAGTTCCACCAGAATTATCAGGCTCTAATTTAAATGTTTCACTACTAGGAGTAAAATCACTATGAGCCTTTTCCTCTATTTGTATTCTTTTATTTAAAGCATTAGAAAGACTTCTTTTAACCTCCTCTAATCCTTCATTAGCAAAGAATTCAAATTCTAATCCAATCTTGGATGCATATATAGCATTTAATTGTTCGTTAGTGTACATGTAGTTCCTGATTTGTTTATATATTCAAACCAGGAATAGGTTATGCTATGTTCATGGTAATCTTACGATCACTAACATTCACACTACCAATTTTTACATTTATTGTATCACCTTTACTTAAATCAGCACCCTTTAGCTTAGACTTATGAATTAAACCACTGATCCCTTTCTCTAATTCGACAAAGGCACCATAAGAAGTAATCTTAGTAACTTTACCTTCAGATATCATCATAGGTTTATATTTTTCATCTATTCCATCCCACAGGTCAATTTTAGGACCTAATTGACTTAATATAATTTTTCTATCAGATATAATTTCTTTAACCCAGAATTCTATCTTGTCACCTGGTTTAATAGATCTGTCATCTAAAGATTTTTGGAATTCTTCAGTTAATTCTGCTTTAGGTATCAGCCCAGTTAAACATTCATCAAATTCAGCAAATACACCAAACTTAGTAGTACCTGTTACAAAACCAATTCTAGATTCTTTTATAGTTTCATTTAAGTTTTCAATTGTAGTAGGAATCATAGTTCTTAAATATTCTCTATGAGATACTACTAATGTATCTTTTTCTTTAGAAAATGTTATTGGCATAACAACTATTTCTTTACCTACTAATAAACTAAAATCATGTAATTTATTTAAGCCTCCTAATGAACCTGGCATAAAACATTTAATACCTGCAACATCTACCCAGTAACCTCCGTGGATTAATTCTTTAACCTTAGCAGTAAAACCTACAGCTTTATTACCAATTGCTTCTTTAATTTCTTTTAACTTAACTTCTTTAATTGCATCAGATATAGAAGCAACAACATCACCTGTTTTTGGGTTAGTTTTGATCTTAACATCAATTTCCATATCTACCTCTAATTGATTTACAATATAGTCAGGTTCTTTAGTTAAAGTACAGTAAGCAGTAAATTTAGATTCTATGTCAATTAAAGCCTTTGATTTATCTTCTGATATAAATGATACAATACCTCTAGTGGTATATGAAACATTATCTTCAATTAATTGTGTCTTTTGTAAAGTTGAATCGGTAAGACCGTATAATGATAAAGCATCAGCAGCATATATTTCATTACACATTAATTTTGTGCCTTCAGGAACTTGAACTTTTATTGTTTTAGTATCAAATGGATCATCACTCAATTGAACTGTGATTTCTTGTTCGGTCATTTTTTATTTTTTACGAGGTTATTATAGATTATATATTTGTACATCTAGTATTAGTTATACATATAAGTTAGTAGATTGTTTCATTATGCAATTGCTGTTCCTGGTGTACCAGTTCCAGCTCCAGTACCAGTCCCAGGTCCACCACTAGTTGCTACAACAGTTGTAACGGCAGTAGTAACTGTTGCTGTTTTAATCCAAGCATCTATTGCAGCAGATGCTTCTTCACCAAAGGTTGCACCGGCAGCATTCCTAATAGCAGCTTCAGATTTTACTTCCTTTAGTGCATTAATATTTACTTGTGCTTCATCATCTAATGTTTTTAATCCTGCTGCAAACGCAGCAGCTAAATCAGCTTTAAGTTTTTCAGTTTGGAGTGTTGCCATGTTTAGATTAGTTTATAGTTTATATATTAGTCAGTTGTATTCTTTGTACTTAATGCAGGATTTCCTGGTGCCATTGGCGGACTAGTTGGTGCGCCATGATTTCCAATATGAGTATGGTTATTATAAAGATCATTGATAAACTGAGTACCTTTAAGTACCGCATCAGTCCCCTGTTCACCTAAAATAATCTTAGGAGAATTTACATGAGTTTTACCAGTAGCACTTATAACAGCATCAACACAATTAATAAGACAATTAGTATCTGCATTAATTACAGTATCAGCTCCACTATTAATTGTAAACTGAGCAGAATGAGTAAATGTTATATTTCCATCATTAAGCATTACAATAGTATCACCATTTGCATTTATTACTTCAACTGAATTATCAGGTTTTATATTAATAGTAGTTGGACCTTCTGTTGTAGTATAGTCCATCATTATGCCTTTTTCTTCTGTAAAAAAAATCTTTACATGCTCACCTTCTCTATCATTTGTTACTTCTGAAACACCATCCTGTAACTCACCAGTTAAACCAAATGCTGTATCATATATTAATACATGTGAATTTTGATATGAGGCTTCTATCTCTGCCTTTGTTTCATCTGAAGGGTATATGTTTTCATGATACACTGGTTGATAAAAATTTCCATTATCAAATGTTACTCTAACTATAGATCCTAATTTTGGTATTTCAAATTTACCACTACCAGTATTACTACCACCATACATTAACTGATGAGGTCTTGACCAAGGTAGCGAGGCTGTTGGAATAATGTATGCACTTTGTGGATCTTCAGGATCTACGCGATCATCCATTTTTCCATATACTCTTATCTTACATCTACCTTCAAAGATGTCATCATTACTATCCTCGACAATTCCTACCCATTGAGTAGTTCTTAAATCATCAGCGTTGAACTGTTTTGGATTTACCTTTCCCATTAGTCAAATACATTTTCATTACCACTTAAAGTAGAAGGTATTGGTCCAGACGGAAGAAATGCAGGTGTTGATTGTAAGCCTGTTCCAACGGGTGGTACTGGTGGAAATAAATCAGTTGATTGCAAACCTGTTCCTACGGGTGGTACTGGTGGAAATAAATCAGTTGATTGCAAACCTGTTCCTACGGGTACTGCTGGATCAAAATTTTGCATTGATTGCAAACCTATTCCAACTGGTGTAGCTGGATCAAAATTTTGCGTTGATTCTAAATCTGTTCCAACTGGTGCAACTTCTGCAAATAAAGTATCACCTATTTTTTGAGTAGTATTTCTACTCCCAACATCACTAAGAGTGCCTGGTATAGCTGCACCTAATGCTGCATTTGCTAATGCCTGTGGATTTGATATAGAACTTAATAAATCATTTCTTGCACCAAACACATTACCAAATGTAAACCCTGAAATTATGCTTGCACCAGCTCTACCTGCTAAATTAATTGCTCCTTCTACTTGACCCATTACTTGATCCTTACCAAATTGTTTTAATTTACCTAAAAAGCCTGGATCAGTGCTTCTCTGTAATTTACTTTCATCTAATTTACTGTCATAGCCAGAAAATTGAGAAGTGTTCTCCATTACAGCATAACTAAATTTAATTTCAGTTGATGCAATATCTGCTCCAGCATTAGTAACCCCTCCAAATAATTTACCACATGCAGCTGCATCCCATTCACATTCTCTAAATCTAAATCCAACTTGTGAGGTATTTTCATTTATAAAATCATTCTTTGCTTGTGTGTTTAAAGCACCAATACCTGCCCCTAACCAATTCCTAACTGTTTGAAATTTTCTAATTTCTTGTACATAAACATAAACGTCAAACCTCATTAAATTTTTAGGCAGCACAAACCTCTTATACATGTTATCATAAACAGCCATTTTATATAAATTAAATAATGCTGTCATTTTTAAATCTAAAGCTTCAAGACATCCAATAATAATACCTTCTCCTGGCACTGTTCCTTGATAAGGGTCTATATCAAAGCTTGAGGATTTTTTCCAAGCATCTTCTAATCCTACTATTGTTTGAAAATAATAAGGTCTTGTTTGATTAACTTCTTGAATACCTTGGATAAATGCTTTTAAATAATTTGCTCTATTAGTTTCACCAATTTTTTCTAAATATGCAACGGCTGAAGGTTCAGACGGATTAGAGCTACCACCACTAGGAGGAGCTTCTAAATTAGTTGTAAGACCTTCTGTTGCAGTATCACCAGTAACAGTTGATGGATTAGTTGGTACGGTGGCTGGTATACCAGTATTACCAGATGTTGCCCCATTAAATAAAGGACTTTTAATATCAAACATTAATGTAAATCCAAGGTAAGTAGGATCATCCATTGAAGTAACCCCATTGGTACCAGAACCGTATGCACTTTCAGATGCTACAAATCTTTTAGCAAATTCATAACTTCTTGGAAATGTACCACCTCCTAAGTATGAACCAAAAGGCCCAGCTAACTGAGCTAACCCATCACTACCAAAAGGACTTCCTAAATCTATTAAAGGCATATCTTTCTTCTTAGTTTATTTTTAATGTACTAAATATCGCGTAAGTTATTAATCCAAATAAAAGTCCGCCTAATAATTTTTCATCAGCTTCTCTTTGTGTTAATACCGTTTTCTCGCAACAACCATCAGATGCAGGTTTTGTGGATCCACATCCAAATAGTAGTATTGAACTTAACGACAGTGCTATCATTTTCTTTCTCATAAGTTAAGTTATCTTTTTATATTTATTATGTCGTAGGAGTGAACTCTCTACGTTGTAATTTTAATCTCATTTTAAGCTGTTCACTATTAACACCTGTACCATTAGAATAAAAATATGTAATACCAGTTACAACATAAAATCCTGTTAGGTATTCGTTTAAAATAAAACTAGCTTCTTCATTATTTAAAAATTCTTCTGATTGTCTGGTTTGAGGTTCTATGTCACCTTCAATTTCACTTAAAGAAGGTTGTAGTAAAGCAGTTTTTGCAAGATCATTATATTCTAAAACTAAACAATAAATTCTACTATATCTTACTATAGCTGGATTCACTGTCTGTAATTCTACAGTCATTCCCATTTTATTAATTTCAGTATTATTTTGATAATTTAATACTGTGCTATATTGAAATTCAGAATGTACATTATCACCTTGTGTACCTAAATATTTATATTTAACTTGTTCATTTCTTGGACCTTCTGTTTCACCATTTAATAACCTACCTTTTGTTGCAGGTATCATACCAGGAGTATTATTAGTAAAAGGATCAACAAATTCACTGATCCATTCCTTAGCCTCTAGATCCCAATATTGTGTATATCTTTTATAACCATTTGCTTTACTAATTTTACCTGTATTATTTGTTAATTGAAAGGAACTCATATATCTAGAGTTTCCTTGCATCTGCACTAAATTAGTTAATATATTTGGCATTGTAGTTGCTTCACTTATAATATCTTCAGTAAAAGTATCTGCAGAGCCTCTCAAAAAATCTTGACTTATTTCAATTGCGCCTTCTTGGCTAAATAATCTATTTACATCAACCATTGTTAAATAATAATATGGATCAATATAAGAAGTAAAAAAACTTTCATCATTTAAATAACTATTAGATACTATGTCTTGTATCCAAGTTTCATTAGTATCATTAGGATTAGTCCAAGTCATCTGGTCGGCAGTTTCTTCAACATTAGATGCATAACCTAATTTTAGTTTTTCTGCAATATTTAATAACGCATCCCAGCTTGTAACATCTTCCTCATAAGATACATTTTCAGTAAATAGATTAGGAACAAACATTCTACCTGTAAGTAAATATTCATTAGCAACTAATCGACCACCGCCTGCATTACTATTAATTGGCTTACAGTAATTAATAGTAAAATCTATTCTTATAGGCTTAAATGTAGTTTCATCTCCCTGGGATCTAATGTTTATTTTAACAATATCACCATCCTTAGGGTAAAATCTACTAGTAAACATATTGTCTCTATCTGCAAATATTAATTTAATAGTTGGATAAAAATCTTCATTATTTACCTCAAAAAAGCGTAATTTAGTAAAGTCTACTTCATATCCATTTACTATAACATAAGGAACTATAGAAGAAAATTTAGAAGGTCTAACTTCCATTGCTAGCCCGTTTGAATTATCTGAGTTACTTTCTCTATCTAACATAGTAAGAGCATCTAATTCTATAGTAGGTTCTATTATTGTTAGTATATTTCTTTCAACTACACTTTCAGACATATCTTAAGAATTATTATTATTACGTATTGGTAAATTTGCACCTAAGGTTATATTTCCTCCTTCGTATATTTTAGATTCTTGACCTTGTTGTAGCATATTAGGAGGTATAGGTGTATCTACACCACTCTCCTTTGTTTTTGCTTTTTGTACTAATCTTTGTACTCTGGCTTGATCTTTTTCGCTTTGTCTATCTGTATTAACATAATCCTCTAAAACAGGATTAGGTCTAGAGGCAGCGTTAGGTCTACTATAAACCGCTGCTAAGTCAGACAAGTTAGGAATAATTATAACATCTCCTTCATTTAATGAAAAAGGATTAAATATATTATTAACTATACAAAGAGCATCTACATAATCACTCTTTCCAAAATACTGAAGTGATACTTTATCCATTCTTCCTACCTGATCTTGTTTAATATAGTGTAATGCCTTAATACCTAGTTCTGGCTTATACCTAAACGAAGGAGCAGTTAAATCAAAATACTGCTCACCAGTTCTTTCAATTGTCAATTTATTTTTTAAAGTAAGAGATTTAATATTCATTTTAAATTAATTTAATTATGCATCAACAACAGCTTTCTTTGTACCTTCAAATAAGTTAATAGGAATACCTAAATTATCAGGCGCCGTATCAATATTTTTTATTTGATCTGGAGGAAATGTAGATGCTGGTGCGCCTGCATTATATCCATTAGTAGCAGTACCTCCTTCTAATTGAGAACTCTGTTGAATATCATTAGTACCCGTTGGAATATTTCCGTAAGTTTGCACCGGTGTATCTGTCGTATCTAAATTTAAATAATCAGCTTCATCTTGTATTGCTGCATATATTCTACCTTGGCCTGCATTAAACATATTTTCTATATCACCTTTATCTCTAGGCTTACCATGTTTTAAATTTATGTTAAATTTTACTTCCATAGGAAAATCATCATATCCTAATCCTTGGCCTAATTCCATTTCAGTACTATCACAAATCATATTACCCATCATACAAATAGGATTAAGAGGATTACCCACTGTCACATGCCAATCACCTGTTGGTTCTCCGCTAATAAAAGACCTAGTAGCAGCTGTTGCTGTATTACCAATTCCCATATTACCTAAAAACCCTCCCATCATATTTCCTAATAGATTAGTTCCTATTGTTTTTAAAGCTTCTTTTATCTTATTACCATCAAATTCACCATCAGCTCCACCAAATAAACCAGTAAAACCAGTTTTTATATCTGAAGCAATACTTTTAAAATATCCTACAAAATCTCCATTCTGTAATGCACTGGTATCGCCTAATGCTGTACCAACATCACCAGCAGATCCATAGTATCTATGACCTCCACCAAAAAATGATGCATTGTTAGTTGTCATAGTTAACATATTGCTCATAATATCAATCATAGCAACCTTTGGATTAATAAATGCTAAAGATCTGAGTTCATATTCAAATTGCAATCTCATATCATTTTGAAAATTTATTCCTCTATCTCTAATTGTTGTATTATCTACAACATTCACTGGTCCTAATACAAAGTCGGCATATGTAGTACCTAACTTATCACCTGTTAATGCACCTTTACCATATTTTGCTGCATGTCTTTCTTTATATGACGTTCCTTGACCGGCATCAACAGTGGCATTTACAATATTACCAGCAATTCCGCCCATTCCCATATTACCTGCACTAAAACCACTCATCCCTTTAGCTAATTCTATTTCTTCAAATTTAGCATCAAGTTGTTTCCACTTTAAACCAAAACTCATTTTTAATAATTCCTCCAACTGATTACCTGCGGTTGCTCCCATATAAGTTATAGCAGTTACACCAGCAGCCATTGTTGCGTCTGTTTCAGTGTTTGAATCTGGTGTACCATTCTCAGAAGCAGTCATTGTTTGATAATTATAAATGTTATCAGTTACAGGCATTGGAAACCTTCTTAATGTAATTAAATGATTAAGTGGAATCTTCTTGTAATATTTAGAATATAAAAATTCTGATGGTGAATATTGTATTTTTGGATATTTGTCTTTAAACCAGTTTATTAAGCTTGGGAGCGAAATACCTTTTGCACCCTCACCTCCCATTAATATATTATCAGGTTGATCAGTATAAAATTTTGTAGCTGCCTGAGAACCTGCCCCATTAAATCCTTGAAAATTAAATAAAGCATATTTATTACCAATAGCCGCAGGAATGTCCTGGTCTACCATATTAGTAGGCACAGTTGCACGAGCAGGTTTACCAGCCTGTGCATAAAATCCTTTTGCATAAGCAGCTGATACATCAGCAGCAAAACCAACTGATTCACCACCAAAAGCCGGAAGCACTGCTCCTGATTGACTATTTGGTGATTGAGGCATTGCGCTGTTTAAACTGCTAATGTCAGTTTGGACCGGTCCCATATTTGAGTCTTATTTTTATTATATATTCAACTTAGGCTGTCAAGGTACTTATCAATATTAAGGTCACCTTTTTCAAATTTATCTAACCAGCCTTTTTTATATCTTGCATCAAATTCTTTTATACTATCTAATGAAAGTGGACCTTTAAAAAATGGTCTTGCAGAAATTTCTCTTATTTCTTTTAGATTTTTAGATATCATATAAAGTTGTACCTTCTCAAATAATTCTGATAACCCAACTTTTGTTTTAGTACACATAACCGATTCTATAACTACATAAAACCTTTCTCTATCTTTTTCATTTAATCTATCTTCTAATACTTTTGCTGTTTTATAATCATCAGCTTTAAGAATCATTTTTCTTGCTCTGTTTTCAAACACATGCCTGAAATTCATATCAAAGAAATGTTGTTTTAAAAATTTCATATTATCATAGAACTTAATAATACGAATTTGATAAAGAGGATTTACTGGATCCCATTTGGAATCTAAGATTTTACCCTTAACTGGTAAAAGTATATTAGGATTAGTATGGGATGCTAATAAGCAGTATACATTTTGTCCTTTATTAAATATTCTGTGAGTTTTCATTCAAATTCTATTATGTCATCAAATAGCTCAGCTGTGCCATTGACCATAATATCCGGTGAATGATAAATTTTATAAGTAATAGGTTTAGATGATAATGATTCTACATAACTTTGTATTCCTCCAACCGTCTCTGTATTTAAATTGCCTAAAACATAAAATATCGTTGTGGATATATTACGATTAATTGCATTCTGTAATTGCCTCATTAAATAAGATGATACTACTGCATCAGATGGCTCATATTGATAAAAATCATTTTTTGTAAGCTTGTTAAATATATCCATATAATTTATACACTCTATACTTCTAGGAACATTTCCTAAAAATGTTTTAACACGTAGTGCATCATTAGAGTATATGAAATTAAATTCTATATGTTCTTCTTCCATTCTTCTAGCTCCTTAAGCTCATTCTTAAGAGATTTTATTTTAAATTCAATATCCTTAACTGTTGGTTCAAAATGAGTACCCCAACGTGTATTAATATCTAATACATTTTTATCAAATTTACTACCTGGTTCTAGCCCAATATCATCGCATAAATCAAAAAAGAATCTTTTTATATAACTAAATTGATTCTTATCATTTTCATTTGATTCATAAACATCAGTTGAAGTAAAATGCTCCCTTCCTCCACCATGATTATCATCAATGACTTTTTTAATAACACCATTTCTTGCTGGCTCTAAAACTATTTTAATCATTTACGACTTTCTTTTATATAATGTAGATGTTAATTCTTTAATTGTTTTTCTTGCTAATTTTTTATCAGCATGCCAAGTAGATTTATCTTTAACCATTATAAGAGAATAGGCTTCTCTTAACTTTTCTATTTCTTTATCTGTATAACCTTCTTCTTTCCAATTAGCTATCTTAACAGTTTCAACTTCTTCTAATTTAGCATATATAGATTTTTCAGCAGCTTCAACATTAGCTTCATGTATTTCTTTGCCTTTTTCTCTAGTCTGTTTACAGATTTCTAACCATTCTTTAAATGATAATTTACTTTTCATTTTTAAGATTCCTTGATTTTTCATCGCCGCTCTTCTTTGGCGACGATTAGGTATAGTTTGTTTTGCAGTCTCGCTCATATGATTAATTTTATTATATATTACTAGTTATAAAGTGTGCTATTCACCTTTATACTTGCTCTCAATTAATGATTTTACACTGTTATGTAAACAGTCTAATATTTCATCTTCGGATAATTGATCTAAAATAAATGATTCTAGTTGTTCATTAACTTCTTTTTTATCGAATGATGTACTCATTAATTCATACACACCTTTTGTTGGAATGTTTACAGGAAATTCTAATAAAAGTTTTACTTTATTATTTTTCTTTTGCTTATTAAATAAAACTCGAATAGGAGAAATTTCCTTTTTGGGAATTACAACTTCTTGTATTTTTTTAGGCGAAGCTGATACATTCAATGGATCATTGATTAACATTTGTGGTTTTACAAATTCACCAGCTATATCAGCATCTAATTGTTGTATAAATTCATTTTGTAAATCTTTTGATAATCTACCACCTTCATTAAAGTTTATCCACTTATCGTCAATATTCTTAATAGTAACTACATCACCAGATTTTTCTCCTTTAACCCATTGCCAATATTTATTTTCATGGACTTCTTGTGGAGTTTCCTCAATATTATCTTTTTGCATTTGTTGTCTATTTATTATTATACCTTAAATATAATAATTGTTTAATAACCTAGTTTATATAATACAATATTCCATCCTCCAATTAATTGCCCACGGTCCATTAGTAGCTAATGTAATAGGATTTCCTCCATTATCCACTACCTCATAACTAAATCCTAATTTAAAGATTTCATTACGAGTCACAGTTAGTCCATCCGACTCCAGAATAAAACTCCATGAATAGGCTCCAAACGGACCAGGAATAGTATTTGGTGCTATTTGATATGAAGTGTTATCTATAATTGTAGCAGTAGGTTGATCCGTTGGTGTTGCAAGGCCAGCACTATTAGGAGTTACATCAAATTTCTTTACTGATATTCTAACTCTACCTAGATAAAGAGGATTAGATACTTGATCTGACATCCAAGCCAATGCAGTTATTCTTAAAAATCCTCCAGTTAAATCTCCACCTGGTGATGCTTGCCCATGAAAACCAGATTCTAAAATATCTTCCGTATTAAATGTATCCGTTTGGGCCGTCTCCATTTGATAGTATACTTGAGTAGGAGAATTTGGTGCGCCCCAATTTGGAGTAGTTCCACCTACTGCATATTTAGCATTACTAGCTCCAGCTCCATTCCAATCAGGTACCGCATTTCTATATCCTGAAAATCTTGATTGTAATAATGTTGATTGTCCAACCACTGCACCCTGTGGACCAGTAGGACCGGTAGCACCATCAGCACCACGGTTACCATTCATACCCCATCCAACTAAAGGTTTATTAAATGTAGCAACACCAGCACCTCCTATGTAACTACCTTTAGATAATTCTATACCACCAGCAGCTCCATTTGTAGTAGTTATATTATTATAGTCAAATTCATAATAATTTACTTTATCCGGTGCTCCATATTCCCAGATTCTAATAAAAGCTTTATTTTCAGAAGATGTGATTGTTGAATTCCAGGTTGAGTATACTACATTGCTAACCTGATAATCAATTGCAGCACCAGATGTAGGATCATTACCTTCAGCGGCTAAGAATATTGTTTGAGAAGCTGCCTTCCAATCAATTGCTGTTGTGATTGCTGTATTAGCTTGGAATGCAGCTGACTGATTTACAGCAGCAGCGGTATATGCTGTAAGATATCCTCCATAATCACCAGTTACACCAGTTGCACCAGTTGCTCCTAGTGTTACACCAGTAGATCCTTGTTGACCTATAGGTCCAGTAGAACCTTGAGTACCAGTTGCTCCTTGTAATCCTATAGCACCTTGTCCACCAGTTGCACCTTGTCCACCAGTTGCTCCTTGATTACCAATAGCACCATCAGCACCAGTTGCACCTTGTTTACCAATAGCACCTTGTTCTCCAATTGCTCCTTGAGTTCCTGTTGCTCCTTGATTACCAATGGCACCTTGTTCACCTGCTGCTCCTTGAGCTCCTGTTGCTCCTTGATTACCAATGGCACCAGTTGCTCCTTGTTGACCTGTTAATCCACTTGCTCCTTGTCCACCTATTGTACCTGTTGCACCTTGTTCACCAACAGCTCCTTGAGCACCTTGATTACCAATAGCACCAGTAGAACCAGTAAATCCAGTTGCTCCACCTGGTCCAGGTTCTCCGGTTGCTCCCATTGTACCGCTTGCTCCTTGATCACCTATATTACCTTTAATTCCTGTTGCTCCTTGTTGACCAACTGCACCAGTTGCTCCCTGTTCACCAATTGCTCCTTGTTCTCCATTAGCTCCTTGTTGGCCTACAGCACCTGTTGCACCTTGTTTACCTACAGCACCTTGTTCTCCTGCTGCTCCTTGAGTTCCTGTGGCTCCTTGGAGTCCTGGATCACCTTCTACACCCGTTGCACCTGTTGCCCCATTAAATCCACTTGATCCTTGTGCTCCCGTTGCTCCTGGTCCACCTTTAATTCCTTGTTCTCCATTAGCTCCTTGTTCTCCTACAGCTCCAGTAGAACCAGTAAATCCAGTAGCACCTTGATTACCTATAGCTCCAGTTGCACCTTGATTACCTACAGCTCCAGTAGATCCAGTAAACCCAGTTGATCCTTGTTCACCATTTGCTCCTTGTGTTCCTGTTGATCCTTGTTGACCAATAGCGCCACTTGCTCCTTGACCACCTATAGTTCCAGTTGCTCCTTGTTGACCGACAGCACCAGTTGAACCAGTAAATCCAGTTGATCCTTGAGTTCCTGTTGCTCCTTGTTGACCTATAGCTCCAGTTGCACCTTGATTACCTACGGCTCCAGTAGAACCAGTAAATCCAGTTGAACCTTGGCCACCCGTTGTACCTGTTGCTCCTTGATTACCTACAGCTCCAGTAGAACCAGTAAATCCAGTTGCACCTTGGCCACCTATTGTACCTGTAGCTCCTTGTTCACCAACTGCGCCTTGTTCACCTGCTGCTCCTTGAGTTCCTGTTGCTCCTTGTTGACCTATAGCTCCAGTTGCTCCTTGATTACCTACGGCTCCGGTAGAACCAGTAAATCCAGTTGCACCTTGACCACCTATTGTACCTGTTGCTCCTTGATTACCTACAGCACCAGTAGAACCAGTAAATCCAGTTGATCCTTGAGTTCCACTTGCTCCTTGTCCACCTATTGTACCTGTTGCTCCTTGATTACCTACAGCTCCAGTAGAACCAGTAAATCCACTTGCTCCTTGTCCACCTATTGTACCAGTGGCTCCTTGTTGACCGATAGCACCCGTTGCACCAGTAAATCCACTTGCACCTTGGCCACCTATAGCTCCAGTTGCACCTTGATTACCTACGGCTCCGGTAGAACCAGTAAATCCAGTTGATCCTTGTGTTCCCGTTGCTCCTTGTTGTCCTCTAAATCCTTGTTGGCCGGTTGCTCCTTGTTGTCCTGTTAATCCACTTGCTCCTTGTCCACCTATTGTACCAGTGGCTCCTTGTTGACCTATGGCACCCGTTGCACCTGTTGCCCCATTAAATCCACTTGCTCCTTGGCCACCTATAGCTCCAGTTGCTCCTTGCTGACCTACAGCACCAGTTGAACCAGTAAATCCAGTTGATCCTTGCGTACCAGTAGCACCCTGTGTTCCTCTAAATCCTTGTTGACCTGTTGCTCCTTGTTGACCTACAGCACCTGTTGCTCCCTGCCCACCTATTGTACCAGTAGCACCTTGTTGTCCTGTTAATCCAGTTGCACCAACACCGGTTGCTCCGGTAAAACCAACACCAGTTGAACCAGTAAATCCTCTGGAACCAGTAGCCCCATCAAATCCAGTTGCACCAACTCCTGTTGCTCCATTAAAACCAGTTGCACCTATAAATCCTGTTGAACCAATAAATCCAGTTGCTCCAATTCCAGTTGCTCCATTAAATCCTGTAGCACCATTAAATCCTGTAGCACCATTAAATCCAGTTGATCCTGTAAATCCTGTTGAACCTATACCTGTAGAACCAATAAATCCAGTTGCACCATTAAATCCTGTTGAGCCTATAAATCCTGTTGAGCCTATAAATCCAGTTGCCCCAATCCCAGTTGCTCCGATAAATCCAGTAGCACCATTAAATCCAGTTGATCCTGTAAATCCTGTTGAACCTATACCTGTAGCTCCAGTAAATCCAGTTGCTCCAATAAATCCAGTAGCACCAATACCTCCTGAACCAGTTGCACCAGTGGCACCAGAACCAGTTGCTCCAATAAATCCAGTTGCACCAATTCCACCTGCTCCTGTTGCACCAGTTGCACCAGAACCAGTAGCTCCGATAAATCCAGTAGCACCATTAAATCCAGTTGATCCTGTAAATCCTGTTGAACCTATACCTGTAGCTCCAGTAAATCCAGTAAGACCAACCCCACCTGCTAAGTATATACAATATGCTACATCTTGGTTAGCTCCGGATTGCATTGTCCAATTACCGCCACTTATATAGTTTACTTGTAAATTAATAAATGTAGCACCTGGTGTTATAGCAGTAACTTCAAACACAGCAGCACCAGTTGCAGTTCCTGAGATGACATTCTCTTCAAATGAAATTAGATCACCGATAGTAAGTAGTGATTGTAAAGGATTGCCTATATCATTACCAATATTAACTTGGGTCATAGTTGACATAAGACCACTACCTGTGTTAGTAGCTACAGTACTTAAACCTGAGCCGCCCAGTGCATTAGACCAACTAATCCAACTAGGGTTTGTTTGACTATTTGTACATGAATTACTAATACTCGCTATTCCAGTTGCCCCACTCAATCCGGTAGCTCCTGTAGCTCCTGTAGCTCCTGTTGCACCAATTCCGCCACCACCACCACCGCCGGTTGCATTAATTGTTATTGTATCAGCAACCTCATCAATAACAAAGGTTACATTAGTACCTGGTATTAAATCAACATCGCTTGTTCCACTACCATCAGTTAATTGAACACTAGCACTACCATCAGTATTTTCTAGTACAGATAAGTTATATGCAGCAAGAGAAGCATTTTCCCATTGCCCAGTAAAACTATTATATACAATAAGATCATCATCTTGTATATTAGTAATAGTTACATCACTTAAACCACCTAATGTAGAACTTCCTCCACCACCTGTAGCTTCTACATCAACAGTTCCTCTGTATAGATGTCCGTTTGCAGAATTAATCCATAGAGTTCTTTCTGAAGTAGTACCACCACTTACATCATTACATAATGGTCTATTTGCAAAAGTTGTAGAAGGAAGAACTAATCCACCTTTATCTATATTAACACAACCTACAAAGTAACCAGCCCATGTACCACTATCGGCAACTAGACTTGCTATAATTGTACCAGCTTCTGCATCATTTTGTGTATCTACCACATTGGAATATAATCCAACTCTCTGTGGACTAACTAGTATTCCTGTTTCATCTGTGAATGCAATTACTTCCCCAATATTAATTAAGGCGTTTGTTTTATTATGAAGTGAAATATTAGATCCGATAAATTTTGTCGCCAAAATAGCAGAAGTACTAGTAGTCTGAATATCGCTACCAATATAAGTACCATTAGTCTTATTCATCAATTGTAGTGTATTAACACCTACAGTTGTTAAAGGAGTCTGATAAGTCAGTCTCATACTGTTACCCTCTAATAATGTACCAGAATAATTATGTCTTGAAGTAATTCCAGCGGTGGTATAATTCATTCCAACTAATGGATTTTCACCCTGAAGACTATAACTTCCTTTTTGTGAAGTACTCACAGTCCACGTTCCAGTATGTGACTGTATAGATGAAGCTCTAAAACTGGATGAAGATTCAAATCTACCTTTCGTCGGAGCATTAAGATTAACTAAAGGAATCTTAAAGCCATCAACTGCTGATACTTCATCAGCTTCTAGTTGAGGTATATACAATTCACTATTAGCAGATATACTTAGCGCATCAACAGATAAACCACCAGGAAGAGCACCTATCGCAATATAATAGGATCCATCCGTACCAAAGAAACCACTTCTAGCTTTTATAGTATTATTTAAAGTATGTTGTAATCCAGTCACACCACCTGCTAAAGAATTTCTTAATTCTAATTGATGGTTGTTTGAAGTGTTTGGAATATGAACTCCTGTGTTTAAATCAGAAGATCTATTAAATTGTAAATTACCAGCTGATCCATTTAATCTAACTATTCTATCAGCCGCCAAAATTATTGAACTAGTTGTATATATGTTTTGTTGTCCTAAACTACCTAATGAAGTTGGCGACCATAAACCAGAACCTGCATTCCATTGTAGAATATCTAAAGAACTTGGAATTACACTAGACACATTGGATAGCATACCAATCTCCGGTGAACCATCATTTAAGTTTGCAAGATTAACTTTTGCTTCATTAAAATTATAAACAATATTATCTTGTACATTATTAGTACTAACTGATAATGCAGTACCTGTAGTATTACTTGCATCAAATCCTCTAAATTGTAAATTAACACCAGATTTTCCAGCATAAACATCTTGATGACCAACACCTTGGCCTATATTTTGGCCTACATTTATTTCTCCTGGATTGGAAGCTAATGTATTAATAAGAACAATAGATTTAGAAGCTAAGTTATATTGAAGCTGCATTCCTTGTCCAGCAATAAGATTAAAAGTATCATCACCAATTGTTGATTGCATTAATGCATCATTACCATTTTGCAAAGAACCTGTTGCTTTAGTAGAATTAACATTAATTTTTCCAAAACTATTAGCACCCTTTACACTAACTTTACCAGAACCTATACCTCCAATGATATCCCATTGAGATGTATCAAATACACCTTGTGTAGTTCTAACGTTGGCTCTCCACCAAACTAGTACCTGATCTTCTCCGGTTGTTGTAGGATCATCTACTACTACAGGATGATAAACGATGTTACCTATCTCATATACTCTAGACTCTACCCATGGGTTAGATACCATTTGAAAATTAGTATCAACCTCTGCATTGAATAGTTCTCTTCCTAGCTCAACTCTAAAAAGAATATATTCCTGTAGGTTATTAAATGACGTTGCCATTGATGTTAAATATTTTTTTATTTATTCTTCTTATTGATGTCTTTATTTTGGAGGGTTTTCAACAATGGTTATATCTGAATATGGAAATTGAGATGTATCCCTGCTTGTTGTAAATGCTTCTCTAAATGATTTAAGCCACCAAGTATTTTCTGACCACCCTGGTTCTGCATAACAAGGTGAATAAATTCCAGTAATATAGATGTATTTTAATTCTCTCCAATACTTAACATAATCCGTTACAGCATTTTTGATTAATTGTATTTGTCTATCTATAAGTACCTTTCTTCCTGCATTTCTTTGGCGGTCGTAAGCAGATCCAGTTTCTAATGTAAATTTATTTGTAACATCTATTGCTCTAAATTCAGTTGTAAAATCATAAAGCTCACTTTCAGCTAAAAAGAATTGAATAGAAACTAAATCACCTAAAAAACAATTATCTATTGGGATATAGTTTTTATTATAATATGCTTGCATTGCAGCAACATCTGCAAAATCAATATATTCATGCTTTACTCTATCAAAAAAATCAACCTTAATACTTGTACAAGTTATACGATTCTTTTTTAAGAAAATGAAAAAGTCTAAAGCTAATTTAAATGTTATTGCCTCTAAGATCACTGGGATATACTTTTTTTGTATATATTCAGTCTTTGATTAGATGGTAGTCTTTAATTAGAGAATCAATTGTGCCGTGAGTGATTTTACACTGCTTAAAAATTTCTAGGTGATCTTGGTTACGATAATCATCAATCCAATATACATGTTTAAATCCTGCATTAACTAAAATTTTAGTACACATCTTACAAGGCGAAAGAGTTAAAAGTACTATATAATTATTAGGATCATATTCCTTAAACTTAGCAATCATATTTACTTCAGCGTTAATAAAACCACTTTCTCCTGGGCTAAGACTATCTTCTTCTGTTCCAGTATCTTCATTAATACCTGCACCGCTATATGATCCGTTATAACCAAAGCTTGCAATTTTACTAAAATCTTTTCTTAGTGCCATACACCCAACTTTTGTAGTAGATGAATTAGATATATCCCTAATCTGTTTTAAGATAGACGTAAATATATTTAGCTTTATTTGAAGTCGTTGAATTTCGGAATCCATTTGCTCTTAATTAATTTGGCTCTCATTTTTATACCAGGTTCTTTACTTAATGATTTTGCTAATTTAATATTATCCTCATCATCATCAAAAAAGGTAAAGTCATTAAATCCCATTTCTATGAATTTTCTAAATGCTTCTTTTTTTCTTTCAGCCGTTGATCCTTTAAATCCTAATGAGGTATCATTTATAGCAAATATGTATTGAGGATTTATGTTAATTCCATTATGAGCTAAAAATTGTTGAATAAGTTTTGAATCATCTCTTGCTGTTATAATACCAACAGCTTTACCTTTTTGGATAGTTCTTTTTAAAATAGAAAATACCCATTCAATAATTTTACCAGCTTTAAGAATATCTAAACTTTGAAAATCTGAAAAGTCCATCTTATCATTTGGTCTTTTCCTAAATGTATTAAATTCTTGTGGAGTAAGTTCAGTAGAAAAACCTGTTTTAGGATTATGAACTTTTATTTTACTGCGAGTAACTACAAGAGTATCATCCACATCAAATATGGTAATTGCATTTCTTTTATTTGCTTCAAATAGCCTCACTTTAAATTTTCCTTTTATTATTTATCAATAAAATATGTA